TTAAAGAGCTTGGCGCATGAATCAAGCGGGGTAGCAGTAAGTTCGCCACATGGCGAATACACCTAAGCTGACACCCAAGCAGGAAAACTTTTGCCTGGCTTACCTCGAGACCGGGAACGCCAGCGAGGCTTATCGGCGTGCTTATGATGCCGAAAACATGAAGCCAGAAACAATCAATCGCAATGCGTTCGCCGTTCTGGAAAACAACAAGATTGCAGCACGACTATCAGAATTGCGCGAACCGATAGTCAAAGCCTATCAAATTACGGTTATGGACCTCGTCCAGGAATTGGAAGAGGCCCGCCAGGCAGCCCTCGGCGCCGAGACTCCGCAGGCGTCTGCCGCCGCTGCCGCTACACTCGGAAAAGCAAAGTTACTCGGCCTCGACAAGCAGGTCATCGAGAACATTGTCAGTGGGACCGTTGGGGTGCAGCACTCCGGTGAGGTCGCAAGCAAGGTGCAGATCGACTTCGCATCGATTAAGGCGAAACTTAGCGGCCTGAAGTAATTCCTGTGGCCGACAACCTTAAGCTGATCAATGATGCCTTGCCGTGGTTGCATGGCGAAGCCACTATGGCCCAGGCTGTTGCGTTCTACGAAGAGATTTACCCCTTCGTTGGCAACCAGGAGCTGGCTCTGCTCGGCCAGAAGGACCGATTCTTTTTGGCCACTCATATACTTGGCCGCAAGGATCTGATTCACCCGTGGCAATATGATCGAGCAAGAGAGATCGAGAGAAACCCTGATGGATATCTTGACCTGTGGGCGAGAGAGCACGGGAAAAGCTCATGGATAACATTCGCTGGAATAATCCAGGAGGTTATCAATGACCCTGAAATAACAATCGGCATCTTTTCTTTCAACAAACCGACCGCCAGAAAGTTTCTAAGACAGATCAAATACGAGTTCGAGTCGAATGAGCAATTGAAGCGGTTGTATCCTGACACTTTATACGCCGACCCGAAGAAAGAGTCGCCGCGCTGGTCCGAAGACTCCGGGATCGTCGTAAAGCGCAAAGGAAACCCGAAAGAGGCTACCGTTGAAGGGCACGGCCTGGTCGATGGGCAACCCACTGGGGCGCACTTCCTGCTCCGTGTTTATGATGATGTTGTCACGGTGGACAGCGTTACAAGCCCGGAAATGGTGCAAAAGACCACTGAGGCATGGGCGTTATCTGACAACCTTGGTGCCAGGGGCGAAACAGGAATGGCCAGGTCATGGCACATCGGTACAAGGTATTGCACCGTTGCCGACACCAAGATCCTTATGGCCGACTGGACACACAAGAGGATAGCTGACGTAGTGGTTGGCGATGTGGTTGTTGGTTGGGAGCAACGCACGGGAGATGGAAAGCGGTTCTTGCGCCAATCTGTTGTCAAGGCGACAGGAAATCACGAGAAGCAACCGGTCAATACATATACTTTTGATAGCGGCAGGTCAGTTATCTGTACCCCGGATCACCAGTGGTGGCGCGGCCCGCACGGAAGCGGTGGCGAATACTGCCCACTGACCGTGCCAGCCCCTCGCAACAGGCGTAACGACGGCATTGTTGGTGTCAATAATCCGTATCGACTTGTTGGCCAAAGAAAGGGGTTGTCTTGGGTGCGCGAGTTGCTGGTTCCTTTGGAGCCTGATGGCCGCGGCCACATGAGGCACGACAGGTGTGTTTTCAATATCAACGGCGGTTGGCGTGAGCGGTATCGCTTCCTGGCCCAGATTAAACCAACAAAAATTAGAAAGCTTGCGCCGACCTTATTTGCTCAAATGCAGACAGAAAAACGGTCTCTAAGGGTGGCAGAAAATGCTGGACACCAAGATGTCTATTGGCTTGAGACAGAGACTGGAAACTATGTAGCCAATGGATTCTGCTCAAAGAACTCGTTTCAAGACACGTATCAAACCATGATGGACATGGGTGCCGTCATTCCGCGGATTTACCCGGCGACCGACACCGGTTATCGCGATGGCGACCCGGTATTCCTGCCCAAAGATGTATGGGACGACAAAAAGAAACGGCAGACCACTACCGTCCTGGCGGCGCAAATGCTCCAGAATCCTAGCGCAGGCACCGCGGCGATATTCGACAAGGAGTGGCTGAAGTTCTCCGACATCCGGCCGGCAACGCTCAATATATACATTCTCTGCGACCCGGCCAGCAGTAAAAAGAAAGGCTCTGACAAGACAGCCATACCGGTCGTCGGTATCGACTCGGCCGGCAACAAGTGGCTGGTGGATGGCTGGCACCACAAAATGGGACTTGCAGAGCGCTACACGCGCATTAAGGAGCTTCGCAAGCTATGGATGCGGATGCCTGGCGTTCAGTCCGTCAAGGTCGGCTACGAGCGTTATGGGAGTACGTCCGACCTCGAGCACTTCGAGATCGAGATGCAACGCGATCGAGACGAGTTCGAGATAGTCGAACTGGCATGGCCGCGGGAAGGACCGGGGTCCAAGATCGATCGGGTGCAGCGTCTCGAGCCTGATTTCCGCAACGGCCGATTCTACCTGCCGGCCAAGGTCGATGGCGAGACAAAGGCCCAGGCCCGGGTCAAGGCAGAGGGCCAACCGTTCCGTGTTTTCTCTCCGGTGCAGCGCACTGATGAGGAGGGGCGTCTGTACTCTTTGAACAAGAATTTCCTGGAGGAGTTCTTGACGTTCCCGTTCTGCGCTCACGACGACCTGATCGACGCGATAAGCAGGATTTACGACATTGATGCTGTGCCGCCCATAATCATCGATGAGCGGTCACTGGATCCGGAGTGCTTTGCTGATGGAATCTAAATGAGAGGCGCAGTCTTCTACGAGGAAAGAAACGTCTGGCTGGCAAACGGGTCCAGAGGGCGAGCCTTGTACGACGAGTGGAAAGCCACCGGCAAGGCATCGACAAAGAAAGAACTAGATCGCCTTAGTGAATATTGCGACAAGGCAGAGGCGTGTTTCTATCAGGTCGACGAGATCGCAAAGCTGCGCAAGGAGTATTCGGATGTCCTTTGATCGAATGACTGGAGTTGGAAATGGCCGATCCTAACGTCCCGATCAACCCTGTCGGCGGGCCGACATTCTCCCAACGCCTATGGAGCGAGGAGGTTGCTATCGCCCGGGCTGAGTCAGGGGAGATATTCACGAACAAAGAGCCTGGCTATGAGTTCTCCAATGGCCGCAAGTTCGATACGCCAACGCCGACACCATGACATACGAAGAGCTGCCTGAGTGCATCCGCCAGTATTACTCGCTCAATGAGTATCTTTTCCTGACTGACGCGCAAAAGGCAGACCTGATACGAGATAACACGGAACCAGAATGGACATGACCCCGAATATCCACTACCGCGGCGAAGAGAATAACCTGCTTATCGCCAACGAGCATGCCGAGAAGCAGAATATGCTCGACATGGCGCTCTCCAAGGACGTGGCCGAGGCGTTGAATGAGCATTATCCAGGACACCTGTGGGCGGTTAATTGTCAGGGCGAGAACGGGATTATGACCATTCATAACCTGATGCTGTCCGGACAGTGGGGTTTTGTTCTCAAGCTGGATAATTCCTACTCGGCATCCGACCTGCGCAAGCGCGCCATCATGGCCGGTGGCGAAATCCTCGAGCGATACAAGGTGTCCCGGGGCAGAATCAATCACGAACACATGGCGACGATGAATACCGATTTCGCCGGCCGCATTCTCGGGGACCACAGCACATGATTGACGACGCCAAGGCATTACAACTCGCACGGGATGCTTATACGGGCAGCACGACTTATTTCGATGCGAATATCCGCAACGACCTGGAGCGCGATATTAGACAGTTCCAGAGCAAGCATTCGTCAGACTCGAAATACATGGCCGAATCCTACCGGGCGCGCAGCCGGTTCTACAGGCCGAAAACCAGATCGATGGTACGCAGCGCCGAGGCGACAGCGGCAGAGGCCTTCTTCAGCACGTCCGACATTGTCAGCATTACCCCTGAACAGTCCGGTGATGATATGCAGCAGGCGTCCGCGGAGATCATGCAGGAGCTGCTGCAGTACCGCATGACAAAGAGCATTCCGTGGTTCCTGACCTGCCAGGGCGCCTACCAGGACGCTATGGTGCAGGGTATTGTCATCAGCCACCAGGACTGGGAGTACAACACGGCAAAAGGCACCGACCGCCCCGTGGTGCAGCTTATCCCGCGGGAGAATTTCCGCTTCGATCCTGCGGCCGACTGGGCCGATCCGATCGGTTCGTCTCCCTACCTGATCTGGTTGATGCCGATGCGGGTGCGTGACGTCAAGGCGCGCATGAAGCAAGGTGCCAACGGATCGCCGTCGAAGTGGATCAAGTATTCCGACACCGAACTGAAGCAGTCGAGCCAGAAGTGGGATTCAACACGCATGATTCGCGAGGGTAACCGCACCGATTCCAGCGCATCGAACACGACCAACATCAACGACTTCTCGATCGTCTGGGTCCATATGAACCTGATCCAGGACGAGGTGACCGGCCAGGACATGCTGTTCTACACGCTCGGCACCGAACTGCTGCTGTCGAAGCCGGCGCCTCTGACCGATCGCTATGCCCACGGTCGTCGCCCGTTCGTGATGGGCAGGTCGGTTATCGAGACGCACCGCACCGATGGCCCGGGTGACGTCCGGCTGACCCGCGACGTCCAGGCCGAGACCAACGAGATCGTCAATCAGCGCATCGACAACGTGAAGTTCGCCATGAACAAGCGGTACTTCGTGAAGCGCAACAAGCAGGTCGATATTCGCTCCCTGACCCGTAACGTGCCTGGCTCGGTGACCATGCTGTCCGATATCAACGAGGACGTGAAGGTGCTGGAGACTGCTGACGTTACGTCGTCGGCGTACCAGGAGCAGGATCGCCTGAACATGGACTTCGACGAGATCTCCGGGAATATGTCCCAGTCGTCCGTGTCGGCCAATCGCCGGTTGAACGAGACCGTTGGCGGCATGGAGATACTGGCATCGGATGCCAACAAAGTGCGCGCCTACTCGCTCAAGACGTTCATCGAGACCTGGGTCGAACCTGTGCTGCGCCAACTGGTGTTGCTCGAGCAGCAGTACGAGACCGATGACGTCCTGCTGGCGCAAGCCGGCGCCAAGTCGTCCATGTTCCAGAACCTGGGTATGGACGTGGTAACCGATGAGCTTTTGCTCCAGGAATTGACCCTGACGATCAACGTCGGCATGAGCGCTACCAGCCCGTCGCAGAAGATCAACAACCTGCTGACCGGCATCAATGGGGTCAAGACGGCACTGGGCGACGGCGTCCTCGAGAAGTACGGGGTGGATCCGACCGAGGTGGTCAAGGAAATCTTCGGCGCCCTCGGACACAAGGATGGCGGAAGGTTCTTCAAGTTCGATGGCGACCAGGATCCGCGTGTTGCTGCGCTCGAGGCAGAAAAGCAGCAGCTCCAGGCAGCGCTTGATGCCAAGTATCCGCCCGAACTGCTGGCGGCACAGGTCGACGAGATTCGCTCCCGTATTGGCAAGACAGACGCCGACAAGGTGGCCAAGATGGTCGAGGCCATCTACTCCTCGATGCAAGCCGGCGAGGTCATTGCTTCGGCGCCCCAGGTCGCACCGGTGGCCGACGAGATTATGAAAGCTGGCGGATACCAGACGCCTACCCCTATTGGTGTCGATCCGAATTTCCCGCAACCAAGCCCAATGCAACAGGTGGGCATGCAGGCCGCGGCAGCAGGCCCGGTTGATATTCCAGAGAGCGGCAACACGTCGCCGATGTTCCCGGCAACCACTGGCAGCCCGTCTGCCGGCGCCAATGAGGGGATCGAGTCGGAGGCATACGCCAATGGTGGCGTGGTCGGCAAGAACAACTCGCAGCGCAACAGAAAGCCAGGGGTTGTCGGCCCGCACAATGCACTGCTGTTCGATCCTCCGCAGGATCCGCGCTCAGAAATCCAGCATGAGCTGGGAGAGCTGAAGGATGACGAGTGAGATCAAGCGGGGCAGGAGTAATGTCGCTGCCATGAATCCTGATTCAAATCCGGTTCTGAAAACAATCGACTTCGGAATGGAGGTCGAGGCATTTTTGCAGTCTGATATTGGGCGCTATCTGGTGAAGCGTGCAGAGAGCGAAGTCGATTCGGCGGTTGAAACCCTGAAGGAGGTTGATCCTGAAGACGCCAAAAGTGTCCGAGGGTTGCAGAACACCATCAGGGTCGCCGAATCGATCCAGTATTGGCTGGCTGATGCCATTCAGTCCGGAATGAATGCCCAGGTCGAACTTTATGAACAATCCAAGGAGCCTTGAACAAATGGACCAAGCCACCGAATCTGTCGCTATCAATCAAGACGTGACGGAAGAAGTTGTCGAACCGCGCCCACTGTCTGCACGTGAAGCAGCAATGGAGGCTATTGTATCAACCCGCACCGCAAGTGTGGAAAATGAGACGGGCGTCTCGCTCTCTCCAAAGGATGAGCAGATCGTCGAGCAGCTTGCTGATCCCGAACCGGAGAAGGCGCCGGAAGTCCAGAAGTTCAAGGTCAAGATCGATGGCATGGAGCAGGAAGTCGACGCCGACACTCTGATCCGTACCTTCCAGAAGAATTCCGCGGCGGATCGCCGGCTTGAAGAGGCCACGCGATTGCTGCGTGAAGCAGAAGAGCGTGCTGCCCATGCGGCAGCAGCACCAGAACAGCCGCAGGGCGCAGGGCAAACCCCTGATGACCTGCGAAAAGAAGCGGCATCAATCATCGAAAAGATGTATGACGGTGACCAGGATGCTGCTGCTGACGCACTTATCCATTTGGTGACGAAGGCGAAGGGCGGTGACCAGCCTACCCGTGCTCCCGTTGCAGTGGATGAAGGCGAAATCACCGACCGTGTCCTGGCCCGTATGGCTGTGAACGCGGCATTTGAACAGGTCAAGACTGACTACCCGGACATTATTTCCGACCCGGATCTGGAATTCCTCACT